GTCAGGTCATCTGTAACACTTACATCCGTAGCACTAAAAGTATTAAAAGTTGTTGATTTATTTCCTACATAGGGCATATTATGTTATCTCCATATAACTCATTATTACGGACACTTTATCTGCTACAGAACAATCTACCTTTATAATGTCACCTACGTTTAAATTAATTTTATTTCCTGCCATTATTTCTAAGGTAGCTCCTACAGGTATAGGTACATCTTTTATAATATGTGCTGTAGTATTCTGCGTCTGTGATGTTTGTGTTGTTGTACTTACAAGTGTAACACTTGCTGTAACTGAAGCAGTATGTACGTTAGCTAGTGTTAATCCTAACACAACGACTGTACTTCCTGATTGCACCGTATATATAGTTTCAGGTGTACCTGAAGCATTAGGTGCTACATCCCTTGTTAAAACCTTAAATGTATTTGCCATTATTTTCTCCTGTTATCCTAATGCTATGGCTAACGCTGTAGCCTCTTCCTGTATGAGTGGGGTTAAATATGTTTTTAATGTAGCCAATGTTTCTTGTACCATTGTTCCATTATCATTTACTACTATTCTATCTGCATCAACAAGTGTACCACCTGTAGCACTTGTGTTGCCATCTACTATGTTTAACTCTGCTGCAGTAGATGTAATAGCTGCACCTGCTATCTGAAGTGTAGTAGCATTTACCTCACCACTTGACCCATATATAACAGCCTTACTGTTTACTATTGTACCACCAGATGAACCATCTGTCAAGTTTAATTCTGCACCTGTTGCAGTTACTGCTGTACCTGCATAGTTTAAATTACCTGCAGCTATATTAACTTCACCTGTACCTTTAGGTGTTATGTCAATGTCTATGTTACTATCACTACTACCTTCTACTCCTATTACAACTGCACCACTATTTGCAGCATTTGTAATTTCTAAATAATTAGTTGCAGAACTAGCTGTTTGAAAAGATAATATTTCGTTACCGTTAGCATCTGCTATAAATCCACCATCTGCAAATTTAGGAGCAGTAAGTGTTTTATTTGTTAGTGTCTTAGTTGTACCTGCAAGATATGTATCAAAGGTATCAACACTTGTAAGACGCATCGTGCCACTGTCATTAGTAGGTATACCATCTCCACCTGCTACTGCTGTTGTACCTACGCTTGTGTCTCCATCAGCTACTACATTTATTTCTGCACCTGTAGCATTAAGACCTGTTACATTTCTATTTGCATCCACGTATGCCTTGACAGATTGTTGTGTAGGTACAAGAGTAGCACTGTTGCTATCCATGCCATCTTCATCTACAAATGCAGTAATCGTTATTGTACCGTCACTTAAACTGCCATATGTTATTGTGCCTGTAGTTGTTATAGCAGATGAACCGTTATCTATTGAACCAAAACCACTTGTTATACTACCACTATTTAGTGCTCCGACCCCTGTTGTGCTTCCACCAATATAAGTATTTAAGGTAGTTAAAGCAACCTGCTTCATTGTACCACCATCATTAATAACTACTCTATCGGCATCAACTAAAGTTACTGTTGAAGCACTTGTATCTCCATCAACTATATTTAACTCTGCTGCAGTAGACGTTACACCATCTAATATATTGAGTTCTGCTGTTGTTGCTGTCACACCGTCCAACAAGTTTAATTCAGCAGGTGTAGAGGTTATTGCTGTGTTACTGTCTGCTGCTAATACAGGTAGAGTACCACTTTGATTAGGCAGTTTAATTGTTCTGTCTGCTGTTGGGTCTGTAATTGTTAGTGTAGTTTCGTGGTCATCTGCAGTTGCACCTTCAAACACAATAGCATTAGCTGCGTTCATCGTTACGGTATCTACAACTGTCTGTGTTCCAGTAACTGTTAAATTACCACCTATTGTTACATTGCCTGTTGTAGTTACTGTATCAATATAGGCATCCTTAAAGTATAAAGATGATGTACCCAAGTCAACATCACTATCTGTAACAGGTGCAATAGCACCGTCTGCCATAGTAAATTGAGCAGTTCCACCTGCAGTAAATGCCATTGTATCTGTGCCACTAAAAAATAAACCTTGATTAGTGTCGCCCGTATTTGTAATTGAAGGTGCAGACGCAGAACCGTCAGGAAGAGATACTACTCCTGCTACTGTAACAACTCCATCAGCTAAAGTAATAAGGTCTGTATCATCTGTGTGACCTATCGTTGTACCATTTACTATTACATTATCTACTGTAAGTGTAGTTAGTGTGCCTACAGATGTAAGATTAGGCATTGCTGTTATTTCATCATCAAAGTATGCAGCTAAATCAGTTACCGCAACCTGTACCATAGTACCATTGTCATTCATTACAACTCTATCAGCATCAGCTACTGTAGTAGAAGTAGCAGATGTAGCAGAACCATCTAATATATTTAATTCTGTAGCAGTTGCAGTTACACCGTCAAGTATATTAAGTTCTGCTGCTGTTGAGGTTATAGTTGTGCCATTAAGATTAATAGCATCTGTATGTACAGTGCCATCAAAGTATCCATCTTTAAACTCATAATCACTTGCACCCAAATCTATATCATTATCTGTTTGCGGAGTAATAGAACCATCTGCAAATATTACCTGTGCTACACCACCTGCAGTAAAAGCAATTTCATCGGAGGCACTAAAAAATAAACCACAGTTAGTATCGCCTGTATTAGTTATAGAGGGATTAGAAGCACTACCATCTGGTATGGACAATATACTACTAAGAGTTACAGCACCTGTAACACCCAATGTACCTGCAACCGTTGCATTTACATCTACGTCTAGTGTATCTATGTGTGCAATACCGTCAAGATATAAATCTTTAAATTCTTTAGAAGCAGTACCTAAATCAATATCACTATCCGTTGTTGGTATTATACCACCGTCTTCAATAGTAAGTTGTTCTGTACCTGCTATATCAAATCTAATTTTATCTTCATCAGCAGATTCCTCTACCTGTATCTTAGTATCGCCATCAGCATCACGCATTGCAATAATAGGACCACCCTCTGCTGCAGTACCATCGTGAGTATGACCAGTAGAGGCAACAAAGGCAGCAAGCAGTTCATCAAATTCATCGTTAAATGATTTAGCTTTAACTACGTTAGTTGCCTGTATGTCGGTTTCACTCTGCCTAGTATAACCATTTCCCATTATCTTACATCTCCTATTCCATAAGTAACTGTGTATCCTTGAATACTGTGACTTGCATTTGTATCATTAGTAACGTAACTAAACGAAATTGATTTACCTGAACCTGTAAAGGTAGTTCGTTCTACAGGTGATGGATTACCATCATAAATATCTCCTGTTGTGTCATTTTCTGCACCATAGTTTGCTATATTTGTACCTGTGTTAAAAAAAGATGCAGGATCATCGTTTGATATAGATAAATCTGCAGGTTTAGCAACTTCTGTATTATCGTAATCATATGTAACACCAACGGCAAGTGATATAACTCCTTCAGCTTTCATGTACGTAGATATACTATAGTAATTTTTACGTACTTCGGGGTCTTGCATATATACAAAAGGTGTTTTATAGATACTTAATATCTTAGATGTATCAAAAGCATTGCCAGATTCTTGTGCATACACCTTACCAGAAGAGTCACCATGTATAACTATTTCTTCCTGTCCTAAATAATTACTTGCTGCACACACACATTCTATACCTGATAATGTACCAAACTCAAAACCGTAACCTTCACCTACTTGTCTTAATGCTCCTATTATACCCTCTGAACCACTAGCAGAAAACATATAACGAAACTGTGATTTCTTTTTTATTACAACTGAAGATAGTGTAGATAGCACTTCGTTTGCTAATGTACCATTAATTGTAGACTGTATATTTTTAGACAGTGTTTCTAAGTTAACATCACCAATTTTATTTGTACCTGAAATTGGTCTTATACCATCTGGTGATAAAAAGATTAAGTCTCCACCTATTTCTACCACACTATCAGAAGCAAGACAGCCCAAGTTTGTTGTTACATTTTCTACGTTAAAAGTTTCTCCCGTAGCACCAACTATTCTTTTTATATTATTTGTACCAAATACATAAAGACTATTACGAAATGGTTTAATTGCGACTACAGGAAAACCTACTAATAAAAATCCACCACCTTCTTCTGAATCAAAGTTATGTTCATTTTCTGCTGCACTAAAATAAATAACATCATCTGATGCAGGGTCTCCTGCTAACCATACTCTCTTAGAATGTACTGCAGAAAACTTAGGGTCTGTTGGAGCACCTGCATGTAATATTTGTCTATAATTACTTCCATCATATGTAGCTGCAGGATTTATACCGTCCGTTAAAACAACTTTAGGAGTACCAAAATTAAACTCTGAAAATCTAACTTTACTTACACCTGTCATGGTTGGGTCAGATGTTCTATATAAACCTGCACCTGAACCTACTGTTATATTTCCTGTTACTGCACCGCTAGATGCTATCTGTGTTATTGTGTTAAAATAATTTGTACTTGTTACTGTTGCATCTGCTGCAGGCCCAGTTACAACTTCTTCAAGTGCCTCACCCAAAAAATCTGTACCTGTTATGGTAAATGTTATTCCTGATACATCTCCACCTGCAGAAAATATAGTAACCTTTCTAGGTTGTTGTGCTGCAGAGGTAGTAAAGTTAATTGTGTTAGAATCATGCAATGCACCATTAATAGTTAGATTAGCTGCACCTGAGTTTGTTTGTGTTGTACATACACCATCTGGATCATTTGCTACTACATTAGATGTAACGGCTGTCCATCCTATAACTGCAGGTACGCTACTTATTGTGGTGCTAGTTGAATAGGCATCGTCTGTAATAGTATTGCCGTTTGTAAATACAGAAGATGGTAATCTACCAAAGTCTACTACTATAGTATTAGAATTTTTAGATATAAGCGTACCAGTTACTCCAGTAGATACTCCTGCACTTGTTCTTTCTAATATTGTTTCTCCAACAGTTAAGTTACTATCAGAAGATACATTAAAGCTATAATAATAGTTCCAGTGATGTAAATAGTTATTTCCTGATGATGGTGTTCTACATCCTAACACACCTTGATTTACTCCATTTGCTACTGATAAACCTAACACAGAGCCAGTGCCTGTTACTGTTCCATAGCTATGTGCAAATCCATTTATCTTTCTATATCCGCCTTCAAGGTTAGGTTCATAATTAACTAACTGTATAGCTGCACCTGTAAAGGTTTCACCTAATGTTAATACATCGCTACCTGTATTTAATCCCCCTCTACATATAGCTCTAAACGTGGATACTGTATCTGCCATTAGGTTGTCAAACTCACTGCGTTTGAAGAGAACCTTGACCTATTAATAAAAGTAGAACGTATATTAAGTGGATCATCTAATAATAACCTACGCATAACCTTTATTCCATCTTGAAATTTTTGATTATGTATTTGAGCACTTTGTTCATTAGACCTAAATCTCATCATATATACCATAGCACCATCTACGACTATATATCTAAATCTGTCAGGTATAATGGTTGTATCTGATTGCAAAGTTAAATCATTAGGAAATTTATAATAAATATAATCTACTATATATGCTGCATCAGGTATAGGTGTAACACCAAACTTTTCTTCTGCTGTTTGATAAACTATATTAGGAGCACTGTATCCCCCACTACCAGAACTATCATCTAATGCTCTATATTTTTGTGTGTATTCTTCAAATGAAACAACAGGTAACGGCTTCGCTGTATTTAATGCACTTGTTAATTGACTTACATAAAACGTATCCCAATCAACACTTGCCATGTCTGTTGGAAAATCATATGTAGCTGTACCTGAAGCTAGTGTTTGTGATTGTGCAGTTTTAAGAAATGGAAACTGATGTCCATCTTGTAATATCTCTCGTATTGAATTATTTATAGCATCTTTAGCAATCGCCTGTACATTTTTTGCCGTAGCAAAATTAGCAGTCGTAAGCTGTACTTCGTTTATTCTACGTAGTAAGTCATTTGTTAGTGCTAAATAAGTTGTAGACATGTTGTGTCCTTATATCTAAGTAAGAGGGCAAGTTTCCCTGCCCTCCTAAGTAAGTTAAGTTACGCTAGAGCGTCACGGTCAACTTCAGTTGGACCTGCATCACCTTGGTCACTCACATCCATAAGCAAGGCATAAACACGAATTTTACCTGCTGAGAATGTTGCACCATCACCTGCAAATGTCAGGTCAAGGGTGTCTGCTGAAGCAAGAACAACGTCTGCTGAAGGTGTAACAGACGGAGCGTAAGCTGCATCTGCTGCTCCATCAATATCAAACGCTGCAACCCACTCGTTGTCATCAACAGCAGTTCCTAAGACTACTGTTGCATCTGTACCTGTATTTT